CTGGCTCAAATTCGTCTCCGGTGAAGACCTCGTAGTTTGTGACCTGCCCGACGCCTGCACCCTTGACGTTTCCCTTCCAGTACGGGAAGACTCCGGTGATCATATCCGTGATGTTCTGATCCTGGCTCAGCTCCATCAGATCCACGCCATACTCAATCACGGTTCCGCGATCCAGCCCTGCGTTTTTCTTGATCTCCAGCTTGTAGTTGTCGAAGACTGCATCCCCGCCGTAGAATCCGCGGACGCTGTCGTCTCCATCGATCATGATCTCTCTGACGTTTTTCGGAGACTCGATGGAGAACTTCTCGAGCACCGTCCACTTGCTCATATCGAATGCGCCAGGTATTTCGATGTCCTCGATGCACTGCCAGGTGTTCCCCTCGTAGACGACATAGTCTCCACGCTTATAGGTCATGGCCGAGCTGAACAGCGGAATACCGTAAGCGCTCAGCTCAAAAGCAAATGCGCGGGAGGCGGAGATCGATATGACGTTAATGTTGACGTCTGATACCACCTGCGCCGGAGAGAGCTTGTCCTTGAATACCTGAACCGGATAGGCTGCCATATCGTAACTGATGTGCTGACAGTTGACAGTCACCATACCTTTAATATCCGACTCGATTCCGTAGATCCGGAAGACCTGAGGATCGTCGTAGTCGTTTACCTTCGCCAGGACCTTCCGTCCGGTCTTCAGTTCCTTGAACAGTTCTCCCGTGCAGGGATAGGAGAAGGAGAGCTCGTATTCTCCCTCACTCGTCGCTCTGGCCTTGCATTCGGTTGCGTCGACCAGATCCCCAAGTCCGTGTGTGTTCGGGAGATGCGTCGGCGTTTCGTATTCATGAGTCACGGGATCGATTGTACCCGTGGCGTTATACTCAAACAGGATCGGGATCACTTAGCATCTCGCCCTCCTTCCATTTTGATTTTTAAATCGTCCACCACCGTGGGATGATCCGCACGTTCTGCAGATTTCCCGTCCAGGTGACGACGGATTGCTTTCCGAGTTTCAGATCTTCATAATCTCCGCTGAACCGGTAACTGAGCGAGTCCCCGCTCTCCTGCTCGTAGATTTTATGAAGCTTCGTGTCAATGACGATCGTGACGGTTCCCTGCTCGCTGACATCTCCGGCGTTCAGAGTGACCGTCTTTCCATTTACCGAGAGCGTTCCGCTTCCGCCAATGGTCGGCAGATCAAACAGAATCTTCGGCATTGCTTTGAAAGCACTCGGATTCACGAGCGTCTTCCCTTGCGTCATAGTGATCGGTTCATCGCCGTATTTGTAGTATTTTTCCGGAGCACAGTTGAAGGTCAGCGTCCCCTCTCCGTATTCGTTGAAGATGCTGACAAACTCCGCTCCGCCCGCGTAATAGGCCATGCGGTATACCCCCGGGAAGTAGCTGTCTTCCAGTCTCTGGTATCCCTCATTGCCCAGGAGCCAGTCCGTGATCCTCGGGATGGCCGTCTCCAGACCACCGAGATACTTGGAGTCCAGAAAGACCTGATAGGACTGGGTATAGTTCTGATAGGCCCCGGTCGAGAGCACGATGTCTCCGTTTCGTCCTGGAACCTGCTGTATTTCCTGCTGTTTCTGCGGAATGGTGACCGACGGATAGTGTTCCACGACCATTCCGACATCTTTACTGCTGGTACCGGCCCAGATAATCATCCGGCGAGCACCTCCTCATGAAATATAAAGGAAGGACAGCGCCCGGAGTTACCCGAACGCCGCCCCTCTTCTTGAAAACCGCGTGGACATCCGCTGCATGACGACTTCCGCCAGTTCATCAGCGTTCTGCCCCGGCTGCTGATAGATATTAAATGTAATCTGGTCACCCTGGTTGACTGTCTGGCTGCTTCTCATCGCGTTGGCCAGTCGTTCCACGTCTCCCATACGGCTGTTAATAGCGTTGGACATCTGTGCGGAGACCCGATAGTTTCCGCTGAATGCCGAACCCATCGCTCCTGCCGCGGAGGTTACGTTGCTGAGGTCTACCACCGGCGTGATATGCGGCTGCAGATCGAACTCGTCATTGGCAACCGTGGACACCATCGCCATGGACTGCATGATCGCCTCGATGAGTGCGTCACCCAGCACCACGATGGATTCGATTGCACCGCCCTGTCCGTCCTGGATTCCCTGCGTGATTCCAGCCGGAATATAACCGGCAAGATTCTCGAAGACTCTGGACGGAGACTCGATGAGCAGTCTCTCACGGAATCCCGTTTCCAGGGATGCCGCGAGATTCTGACCTGCGGAGTAGCTGTATTCCATGCTGGAATTGATACCTTCAACCAGTCCTGTGATAATATTTCTTCCGCTGTTATAAAAGCTTTCACGTGATTTATTGATGATGTCGAGCATGGATCTTAGCATATTACCTGTTGATGTAGAGACATAATGCCGTCCGCCATCCATGCCGAGAGCGACGCCTTCCGGAATAGCTCCTCCGTGTTCAGCGAAAATCTTGGACGGAGAGTTGATTCCGAACAAAGTCAGGAACGTACTGAGTGAATAGTCCTTCATACCACCCATTGCGTCATCAATATACGAGTATCCACCAGGTATTCCTTCTGCTGTTCCCTCAGGGATAGCGCTTCCGGCGTCCTTCATTTTCTCAAGCATGCTGTTCTTCAGTTCATCAACGTTGATCATGCTGCTGAGCTGTTCGACATTAAGCGCACCGTCGGTTGAGATAAAGTCGTTGATGTCCAGTCCCCGTTCAGCAACGGATGCCTTTAAAGACTCGAGTGGCTTCGTAACATCGAATAGCCCTCCGGTATCATCAAAAGGACTGTCTGCAATATGATTTTTGACAAACTGATCCCATTTGCTTCCGGCTTCCTCTGTCTCTTCCTTGACGGTTTCACTGGCGGCAGCGACTGCGGTGCTCGTCTCTGTTGCGCTGACTGTCGTCTCCTGCTGAGCTGTCACAAGCGCGGTGAGCTCCTCAGTCGTCATGCCGAGTACAGATGCGTATTCCTGAAGCTTCTTCGTATAGTTTGCCTGCATTCCGACCTTCTCAGCGGAACCGTTCATGCTGTCGATAGTAGCCTGCATCTGCTGCAGTTCTTTGATGTATGCTTCTTTGTTGGCTGTGGCGGTCGCCTCTTCCTGCTGCTTCTGGAGTTCCGCGTATTCATTCTCCAGGTTCTTGAGCAACAGTGTCTGCGCCTGGAGCTCCTGTTCGGAGAGCTCCGTTCCCCAGCCGTTCTTTGACTGTTCTGTTAGTTCGTCGATTCGTTTCTGTACTGTTTCAATTGCTTCTGCGTATTCTTCAAGAGATTCCGGGTTGCCTGCGTTCTCTCTCAGAACCTTCTGCTGTTCTTTTACACCGTGGGCCGCATAAGCGAAAGCTGCCGCGAGAGCTGCCGCGACGGGAAGCACCGTTGCGAGTCCTCCGCACTGCTCTATAAAGAGCTGAACGGCGCCTTTTGCGTCATTGAACGCTTTGTACAGGCTTCCCTGCTTGCTTGGATCTCCTACAATGCTGGTCAGTTCTCCGACTTTCTGGATGGCGGTGTTGCCTGAACTGAGCATATTGGTAAAGCTGATCGCACCGGCGGCGGTTCTCACTGCCAGAAGGGTCCGAATAAGCCCGACGCCAAGACCGATTGCGATGGACAGGCCCTGCTTGATCATGGGCATCTCTTCCCACGACGATTCACCCCAGAGTTTCGAGACGGCATCCATCAGCAGATTGACAACTGCTTTTGCAAGTCTTGTCAGCGAGTCTACAATGGCTCCTCCCTGAGATTCGATTTCGGATGCGATGGAATTGACCAGTGTTACAATACCGTTGATCACAACATGTGAAAACGTTGGGATCAGACCGGATACATATCCCGCTCCGATAACAACCATCGTTTCAAGCGCCGTCAGGATCTTTCTCCTGTTATTCGGATCCTGAAGATACGCTGTTACCTTGTTGAATCCGTTATTAACGCCTGTTCCTGCTTTTCCGACGAGACCGTTGATAAATGTCCCGAACAGACTTCCCATCTGTGTCAGCCTGGTCGGCGTGAATACTTTGAACAGACCGTTCAGTCCGCCCATGATTCTTCCGATCAGCAGAGCGAAGAGCAGCATCACCAGACAGACTTTTCGTATGCTGTTCCACAGGTCCGTCATGTCTTCGTTTTTAAGCTGCACCAGCATCTCCATGAATTTTGGAAGTGTCAGCATCAGGACGGCCAGTGCCGCAACAAGCAGGAATATTCCGCCAGCGACGGTCACAAGGCCGGCCCCTGCGGCGACGATTCCAGCTCCGAGTACGAACAATGCCGCGCCGAAAACAAAGACCGCTCCCGCTATTTTCACAAGTCTCCACAGACCTTCAGCGAATGCTTTCCATGTTTTCTCGTCCAACATGGCCAGCACTCCCGCGAATATTGCGACAGCGAGAGTCAGCCCGATGACTGCCGGCGCAAGCAGCAGCATAGCCAGAGCGATTAGTGTGATGGCACCGGCGACTTTTATAAGGCCTCCGCCGCCGTTTATGCCGCTCTTTTTGTTGAAGGTTGTCAGCAGCATACCGATGGCGGAGACGGTTCCGAGCAGCATCAGCACGCCTGTGAGAATATCCCAGTTGTCTACCTCTGCGCAGAGCTTCGCCATTCTGATGATGGGTCCTGTCATAAGCCGCATCGCTGCGGCTGCCAGCAACATGGAAGCGGCGATCTTGAGCATGGTCTTTCCGATCTGTTCCATGTTGCTGTATCCGGCTTTCAGAAGGAATCCGGAATAGATACCGATCAGGATAGACAGCCCGGCCACGATGCCGCCGATGGCCAGTACAGCATCCCATAGAGCTGTGACGCCAATGTATTTCTCAACCGCAGCCAGTGCCGCGATCGGAATCATCAGCATCTGTATGGAAAACGCCACAACAACCATTGCCGCGGCGATTCTGAGAAACAGGTGCCCGATTGACAGCAGCTCTTTTTCATTGAAGTGCTCTGCGGCACTGACGAGGATCGCGATAAGCAGCGCCATTCCGATGAAGATCACGCCGAGCACTTTTACGGAATCCATGAAGTCGTTTGGCAGCAGGTGCTTTACGACCGCCAGTATTGCCAGTGGTATAACCAACTTCCGGATTGCGATTCCGAGCAAAATCATAGAGGCTCCAATGCTGAGCATCATTTTTCCGACGGCTTTTAATTCTTCCGGACTGTGGTTTGCTGAGAAGTTTATGATTCCTGCCGCTATGGCGCCGACAACTCCCAGCAGTATGACGATCGCGGCGCCCACTGACCAGAACGCGTTGGGATTCAGCGCAAATATAATAGCCAGAACGGCGAATGTCAGAGCCAGCGACCTGACAAACATGCTGAGCCCGAAAAGCAGGCCCGCCATGTTCGGAAGCTGACTCAATTTATTGAACTCTGCCATATTCAGTTTTGCGAGATGCTTTGCCAGCAGCGCCATCACGGCAATGACCGCGATGATAACGGAAGCTGCATGCGTGAGAGTATCCTGCGGGATCTTCTCGATAATCTTCAGCGCGACGCCGACGAGGACAGCCGCAACGGCAAATTTCAGTACCGCGTTCGCCGTAAAGGTCGCCGCAAGACTCTGCATCATCCCGGCAAAGCGCTGTCCGATTTCTGTTATGGTTTCCGGGATTGACTTGATTTTACGTCCGATATCCTTAAATACAGTAAGGGCTCCGGTGACGGATGTGATAAGCGAGGCAATCAGGCCGAGTCTCATGGCGCCGATGACGTCACTGATTCTGATCTGACTCAGGCCGTTCAGGATGCCGGCCCACAGCGTCTGGATGAACTGCGAGACCTTTTCCTGGAAGCTCTCCTTCTGCTCTTCGTCTCCGAACATACCGTCAGCAACAGTATCGACCACTTCTGCGGCCCTTGTCATGGCCGGTCCTACATTCTCAGCCAGCTCTCCAAGCTTCACGATGCCGTCGCTTACTGCTTCCACTTTTTCTGCGACACGGTTTGTGGTTTCTTCGACACTGTCAAGGCCTGCAGGATCGTCTGCTGCGTTCTTCTTGCCGAAAAGATTCCGGATGGTATTTCCGATAGTCTGGAAAATCCCTACAATCGCTTCTCCGCCCGGGATCAGATTGCTGATCCACTTATCGAAAGTTTCAAGAACGCTGTTGAGCGCGCCGATAAATCCGCCGTTCTTGTAGCCTTCTTCGGCCGCGTCAAATACAGTCTTGATTGCGTTTCCAAATTTTGTAAGAGCGTCGGTAATGCTGCTCCAGATTCCGGCCAGAAGCTCAGACTCTGTCACCCATGTCACGATCTGAGAAAACCACTCTCCTAGCTGAGAAAGTACACCGATTACGATCATGACCGCTCCGCCGAAGACGCTTCCGAGCGTGATGGCCAGGCCGCTGACCACGTTCCAGACAAAACCGAATGCCGTTCCGAGCGCGTTTAGTACGCTCAGCAGCACCGGATGGTCTTTTAGCAGCTCGTCCAGTTTTTCGGATACTCTTTGGATGCCGCCCGCGACACCGCCGTTTTCATCGCCCAGACCCTCGCGGAAGGCACTGACAAGTTCATCGATGAACTTGCAGATCTTTTCGATCGGCTTCCCGATTTTGTCCAGAATATCATTGCCGAACGCGTCGATCAGCTCCGTAAGACCGAGGTCTTCCAGGCTCCGGCTCATCGTGTCGATGCTGAGAGAAATGACTTCAAACAGGCTGGTTACCAGTTTCAGGATCGGGCTCAGCAGCTTCAGCGCGAGATTTAGTACAATTTTTCCTATTTTGAATACGAATCCGATAGCCTTCCCAATAAGCCGCAGCACCGACAGCATCGCCGTTGCGAAGTTTAGAAAGCTTTCGCTCTCCGTAAATGCTTTTACTCTGTTTGAGAAAGACCAGAAAGCCGCAGACAGTGTAAAGAACCCGTCGCTCATCTTTCCGATCTGATTTTCATAATCGCCACCGCCGCCGAACACTCTCAGAAACGCCTTGTCAAAGGCCGTTCCAATATTGTCCAGCGCGGTCAGCAGATTCTTCAGACTTTCGCGGAACAGGTCTCCGGCAGTCCGGAATTCTCCCATTTCGCTGAGCACGCCTTCGCCGAAGAGGCTTGCGTAAATATCTTCGGCCTCCTTTGCCATGTCCTCCATGTTGTAGACGTTATCTTCAACGGCGGACTGCAGGCTTGCCAGATACTCTGCGAAGGTGTCGTAACCGAGGCGCTCTTTGAGATTGTTGAAGTTGTAGTACTGCTCCATCCACTCCATGAGCTTCTCGTCGCTCATGTTGTAGCCGCCCCACATGAGGTCGCCCGCCATGGCCTGCATGAGTTCCGCGTCCAGTCCCATGGCTTCGTACCATGCTCTGCGCTCCTCGCCGTTTCCGTGGTCTCCTCTCAGCACCTCCAGAGCGAATTTCCGCATCTCTTCCAGCGAGTAGGCGGCTTTGGCTGTCGCGGACTCCACATTGCCCTCGACTGTTGTGGCAACGTTTTCGCTGTCAATGCCGAGACTTTCAAGGGCTTTCTTGAAAATATCTACAGAAATTGCTCCGTTCCGGAATGCGTCTTTAATACTGTTGTAATTTTCAATATTATCGATCGTCTGCCTGTCGGACAGTGAATAGACGGCCTTCTTAAAGTCGTCCATGGTCTTTCCGGCCTTGTTCAGTGCCCGGTCCAGTCCGACCATTTTGGCCTCGCCGTATTCATCATCCATCGCTCCGAGGGCAATCTTGAACTGATCCAGCGAAATTGCGCCGTTTTTCAGCGCCTCTTCAAGACTTCCGTAGTCATCGACAATCTGCTTGACGACCTTTGCGCCCATTGTCTTGTTGAGTGCCTTTCGGAAATCTTCCATGCTCTTTCCGATCGCTTTCAGCCGGTCCTCAAGAACAATGGTGCTGCCGACTGTCTGATTTGGATCTCCGAAGAGCCCTCCGAGGCCGAAGATGCCGTTTTCTCCGACAATTCCCTTTGCGCCCTCGATGATTTCGATCAGGCGGTCTACCGGCTGGGCAAAGATGTTCCAGAAGGTCTCCGCCATATCGGTCCAGAGTTCCTTTGCCTCCAGATAGTTTCCGAAGAGCAGCTCGAATACCGTCATCCATTTCGTGCTGACAGCGTCCTTCGTGGCGTCGATGGCTTCCTGAAATGTCTTTGCTTCCTGCGCCGCCTGGAATGCTCTTAAACCTAATTCATATTCGTCTTTTGTAAGTGTTTCAATGTATGGGGCAAGCCAGTCTGCGACATTTCCGGTCTCTTTAAACGCTTTGATCTGTGACAGTATTTCGGTTGCTGTCTTGCCCGTTCTGTCAGAGATATCCAGCAGCACATCGGAGAACTCGCCGTACCGGTTGAGAACCTTAAGCAGCACGTCAGAATTGAACCAGCCGTCCTTCAGGTTTTCACGAAAGCTTTCGACGGTTACCTCATGCCCCTCCATGTCTTCCCAGACGCCGTCAGAGATTTTTCTGAGTGTCTTGAGTTCTTCCGCAGTGTCGATGACCTGCTGCTTGAACTCATAGGTCGCCATGTTGGCATTTTCAATGGATTTCCAGTCGAGCTGCGTGACTTTTCCCATACCGAGAGCCTGTGACAGGTTATACATTGCCCGGCTCGCCTCTACAGGCCTTCCGCCGGAGATAGCCGCCCAGTTTGCGATACCCTCCATGGCAGTGACGGATTCTTCAAGTTCGCGTCCTGCGGCGGTGAATTTTCCGATGTTGCCGACCATGTCCAGGAAGTTGTAGGAGGTTTCATCCGTAAACTTGTTCAGCTTTTCGATCTGTTCGTTGACCCATTCCAGCTGTTCTGCCTGATCGGCAAACCGACCGTTCTCGATCTCTTTGTTGGTCGCTGCCATGATGGTCTGGATGGCCTGCGTCTTATCTGCGTATTTGTTCCAGCCGGCTCCGACCTGCTGAGTGGTCAACATGGTTGCCACGTTTTTAAGCTGGCTTACAAGCTGCATTGTCTGGTTTGTCAGATTGCGCATGACCTGATCTCCGACAATGCCCATGGCGGAGAAGCGGTCTGTCACCTTGTCAAGTGACTTTCCGATGCTGTCAAATCCTGTTGCGTTCTCTTCTCCGACGCCCTTGAGGCTCCGATCGAGACTTTCGAGGATACTGATCGTTTTCTTTGCGCCTGCTTCGAATTTCTCGTTGTCGATGCGCATTTCTACAATGCGTTGGTCGACTGTGCTGCTTCCGACATTGTTACTCATCGACTCTTGGAAACCTCCTCTCGGACTTTTTCAGCAATTTTATCGAATACCGGCTGGATGGCCGGCGTAATATAGTGTCTGCCCTGGACATAGCCGCCCCAGCCTGTTCCGTGTCCGTATTCCAGAATCACGGCAACCGGAACGCCGTCTGACATATTGTCGTTCGTCCAGTATATCGAAATGCGGCCGTTCTCTCTGCTGATCTCATAGCTCCAGGAGGCCGCCGTTTTTCCTGTACGCTTCGGGGTGGCGGAAGCGAGAGCCTGAACTCCCTCTTCCGCATACTGTTTCAGAATGCTTTCGAAGTCCGTCTTCCGCACTCTGTCCAGAAAATTGTATGTATTCTTAAAATCTCCCTTCACTCTAGCGCGGATCATCGGATTCAGCTCCTTTAACGGTTTATCCCCTTGTATTGTATTTCGCTCTTCTCTGAGCGTTCAGCGCCGCCCGCTGGTTCAGCATCTCCCGTCTCCCCATTTTCTTCGGCGGCTGACTCTTGATGGACGCCACGTCGATGAAGGTCAGCAGTCTGTTCAGATGCCATTTCTGGCACGGATCAAAGGGGATCTGCAGCTGTGTCATCCAGAAGTAGATGAGCTCGTTCGTGATGATCTCCCTGCTCACCTTCTGGTTTTTCCGGTTGATGGTGGTCGCGGTGTGCGGGTCGGTGATATAGTCTGCGATTTTCTGGATGCTCTCCGGATCCAGCGCGTAGAACACGTTCGGGTCCACGTTCTGCGTCAGGCACATGCACCGCAGATAGTCGATGCTCTCCTCCGTTGACTTCTGTTCGGTTGAGAGATAGGGCTTGTGCCATTTCTCTTCCCATTTTGAAATGCTGATGAGCGAGTGCTCAAAAGTCAGCGTGGTAGCCTTCGTTGTGACAAATTGATTGGTCAGTGGGTTGTACAGGTCCTTTCCCTGTACCTTGATCGTGATCGGCACATAGCATCAGCTCACGTATTTTTCATCGGGACAAGATTTCCGAGGCCTTCCTGCTCCATCATTTTGGCGGCTTCCGCCCTCTGTTCCTCGCTGATGGCCGGGAGCACGTTCTCCGAGAACTCGTCCAGCGATTCTTCACCGCTCAGCAGTCCGTAGACATACTTGTCGTAAGCCGGGCTCTGCTTGAACTTCCGGAACAGAAGCTTCCCGTCGTCGTCTTCCTTCAGGAAGAGGCTCGGGTTGTCCTTCGGACGCACGCCGTAGGCCTTCTCTACCAGGAGCTTGACGAAGTCCACGGCCGGCTTCTGGCGGATCTCTCCCCCATTGGATTCCGCGATCAGGCCCTTCAGGTGGCCGACTAGTCCGCCTTCGTCTTCATATTCAAGGTTCAGATCGACGCACTCGGTCTTGCTGAGGTTGAAGTAAGCCTCCATGGTCTCGGTCTTGCCGTCGTAGTTTTCAAATGTGATAACCTTCCTAAGCATTTTTACTGTTCTCCTTTCAGTTTTAAAAAGCCGGGAGCGCCGGCCGGACCGTTACGCTCCCGATAGATTCATCGTATGATTATTGTAATTACTGAAACGGATTAATTGAACCGTTGAGGATCCCCACTACTTCGTCAGGAAGCGGGAGACGCGGATCGGTGCCTTCGCTACTGCCGGTTCCTCCGCTACCGCTGGTTCCTTCAGTGCCGTAGAGCACGTTCTCCAGGGTTGTGAGCCGCGCCTGCAGTTCCGTAGTCGTGAACGCAGTGGAGTCGATGGTCAGCAGAGAGGTGGCCTTGTGGTCGCCGCTGACCGTGACGGGAACGGTCGTGAACTCCCAGCTGAACTGGATCGGTTCCGGACTGTCGTTGACCGTCTCATAGCTTCTCTCGGACGGGGAGGCGGAGGCACCGTAGATAAGGTGGATCTTATAGCCGTGCTGGTCCAGGTCGGTGTCGTTACCGATGGTGGACACATAGCTGAAGCCGAAGGTCTTTCTGGGCTGCTGACCGATCTTCACGCCGGCCATAAGCTGCGCGCTGCCGTCGCACTCCTCGAACTCGGGAGGATAGGTATAGGCCTCGATGGTGCCGCCGAAGTTCTCGACACCACGCAGGACGAGGTACTTGATATCATCGGCATAGATGTCGTTGGCATCGCCGCCGTCAGGGGACTCGGAAACGGAAGTCAGGCCGTTCCAGGCATAGCCCATCGGATAGGTACCGTTGGAAGCCTGAGGATAGAGAACGCCCTTTTTCGTACCGGTTTCGTAAAGCTTTTCGCCAACCTGGTCCCAAAGGATTTTTGCCATTTGTAGTTCCTCCTTAATAATAGATCAGAAACACGTCGTGATGGAGATTCCCCTTCGCGAAGTGTCTCTGATACTTGCAGTGACCGAAATGAGCCATGACTCTCTGAATCATTTCAGGGTCAGGCTCATCTCGGTTGATGTATGTCACCTGATAGCTCGGGCGGAACAGATAGTTTCTGTCGTTCGCCGCTGGCTGGAACGCTCCTGTTCGCTCCATAATGAAACATGGATAGTGGATTCCTGTGAAGATATAGGCTTCTCCGTCCTCGCTTCCGGCATCTGGAGAGGCCTGAAAATACACTTCATCCGTGCCGAGCAGGTCTCTCAGCTCCTGAATCAGAAGGTCAGACCGTCGCTCCATTATATGCTCCTCCCAGTGTCAGAATCAGTCTGGGATACTCCACCGAAATATCTGAGATTTTCCAGGGAGTCCCCATCCATTTGACGTACCTCATGGAAGCCATATGCTCTCTTGCGTACGGATCGGCCAGGATGGAGATTTGCTGGGACGGCGTGATCTCGTCGTTGACGCTGTCTCCGCCGGTATAGCGGATGCTGCGCCGGTAGACGTCGCCGGAATACATGTGTTCAGCCGGAACCAGTTTTTTGACGCCGGGTCTCGTTTCCTGCACTTCCACGAACCCGACCGCTCCGTAGAATTTCACTCGATCACTTCCATTTTGAATTTAAGATTAGAAAAGTCTAACCGTCGGTTAAAATCAGGAAACTTCCTCTTCCAGGACGATGAAGCTGTAGATACGGGTGTTCGCGCCGGAGACACGGGTCTCGAGCAGGCTCTTCTCCTGGTTGAAGTCGATGTCGAACTGGGTGAAGTGGGTGATCTCTCCGCCCTTGGTCGCGCCGATGTTGTAGTCGGCGAGGTTACCGATGATGGCCAGCAGCTTATAGGTCTTGCTGGTGCTGTTCACTGTGACGGTGCGGGTCTTGCCGTCGAACTCGGGGACGTTGTACATGCCGGACACATCCAGCGCACTCAGAAGCTCGCTCTTGTTGTTGTACAAACGGCGGCCGTTCAGGTCCTTCGCCAGCTGCATCTTGTTGAAGAACTGCTGGGTGCAGAACATGACCATGTTACCGCTGCCGCGGTAGTCGATCTTTGCGTCGAGCAGGGCTTCCTCAACGGCCTGGGCATAGACATAGTTGGTGCCGAAGCCAGGGTCGTTGCTGGCGGCAGTTGCGTCCACGAGCTTGTGGATCGTGAAGATGTCGTTATCGGTCCAGATCGGGCGGATCTTGGCTTCGTCGATCTTGTCAGTGGTGCCGACAGTGCGGCCGTCGCCGATCAGGATGGCGCGGGCCAGTTCCTTCTCCAGCTGCATGCGGTCGATCTTGTACTGATACTCCACATAGTTGAAGTCGGTGATGTCCACGATGTCGTCGCGGTTCAGTGCGCTCTTGGTGTACACGGTCGTGGGCTCGGTGGTACGGAGGGCCACGGCATAGTTGTCAACCAGGACCTTCTCCTTGCCCTTCTGGTAACCCTTCGCGCGGATACCCTCGATGTTCCGCAGGTCGACCTGGCTGGTGCGGATGCGGCTGAAGGGGCTTCTGTGCACGCCGTTCAGTACGGCCTTGACCCATGCCTGGTCATTGGTGACGAGCTCCGGGGCGCCGGGGCGGACGTCATGCCACTCGGGGAAGAGGGCGTCTACGCCGGCCGGGGTGTTGCTCACGGGATAAGAAGTGAAGCCGCTGACCGAAGCCAGACCGTCGTGCTGCAGATTGTTGTCGTCGGCATAGGCCTTCAGAGCCTTCTTCAGGCTGCCGAGTTCCTTGGCCTTCGCGATGATATCCATCTGATCGCCGTGGGAAAGAACGGCATCGTCAGTGTACATATCGGTGTCAAAAGCATTGAAGTTCATGTTGTCTCCTCCAAAGTCATAGTGTTCAAGGTCTTCGTCGACCTCTTCCAGCGCGTCCTGTACCGCGCTCTCGATAAGAAAGTTCATTGCGTCGAGCTGATCATCGTCCATGGTGTCTACGATGTCGTCAATCGTCAGATCTTCATTGTCGTCATCGTCCATGTCGTCATGCTCCAGATCGTCATCGGTGCCCTCATCATCCTCTTCATAGTCGTCCTCTGCGTCTTCCGCAGCCTGTTCGACTAGGTAACCGAGTACCTTCAGCTGATCGTCATCCATGGTATCGAGAACATCCTGGATGGTCTCTTCCTCATCCAGATCGTCATGCTCGAACTCATCGTCCAGATCGTCGTCATCGAAGCCGGACGCTGCCTTGGCGATGAGATAGGACGTAACCTTCAGCTGTTTGTCATCCATCGTGTCGAGGACATCCTGGACTGTCATATCGCCCTTCATATTTTTTCCTCCGTTTTTTACTTTCCTGACCGGGGCGTCAGCGTGCGCAAGCTCGATCCCGTATTCCTCGCCCATGTAGATATAGGCTTCGTCCATGTCGACTTCACAGTCTTCTCCGTGAACGATGACGGGATAGGTAATCTGCGCTCCCATGTTGGCTCCGGCAAGCACCAGGCTTACCTCTTTGATGGAACCGTGGAGCACGTCGCCCGCTTTCTGCTTGAGCTGATTGGCCCAGATGGAAAGGGATGTGATATCTCCATGCTCTACATCACGCTTGGCGGCCTGAGCCAGCTCCGAGTCGTTGAAGTAGCCATAAAAGAAAACGCCCTCAGGCCTGTTCTCAAGAAATCCGTGTCCGAGAACTGCCTCAGGGCTGTCGTGGTTGTGCCCCCACACCAACGGAACCTTTGCTCCGTCCTGGTGGGCGAACGCACCGCTTCGTATTGTGCGGCCGTCACTGCAGCGGAGATCATTCCGAGTGGCCCAGCCGCAGAAGTCATAGCCTTTGTATTTCGCCATGATTTACATGACCTCCTGTTTATTCAGAAAAACTTCCATTTTGATTTTCAGGAGCCCTCTCCTTCCGGAAGCTCTTCCTCTTCCGCCGGCTCTTCGATGAGGTTGCCTTCTTCGTCATACTGCATACCTTCTGAACCGGGTTGCATCTGTACCGGCATATTCGGGTTCCTCAGGTCATCGGCGCCATCCTGCGTGGACGGCTTGAAGCCAATGATTCCGCGCATCTCGTTCGCACTCAGGATCTGATTTCTTAGCAGCGTATCGCCGAGCTTGGCGACTTCGCTGACCGGTACCAGCCTGAACGGATTGTGGAAGGACATGATACTGTGACCGAGACTCCTTGCTGTCGGTGTGAGCCATTTGCGGATGATCCCCTCCGTGAAGGTGGAGACCACGGGCTCGATGATGTTGTTGTTGTAGTTCAGCTTTGCCATCTCATTCGCGTTGCCGTTCAGAATCTCTGCGCTGACGCCCAGCTGATCGTGCAGTTGTTTGGTCAGAGCTTCGATCTGCGTCTGCAGGCTGTTGTCCAATGGCCTGCCGAGCTGAATGATCTTCTCACTGGCGTCGATATATCCAATGCCGTAGCGCGAGTTTGCCAGCTGAACCTCCAGATCATGTGTCCGCTGTTTCGCTCTCTCCTGCTGTGTCTCATGTCTGGTAGAATACGGCAGTTGGATGATTATGTCGATCTTCCCGGACGCCGTCTTCTCGTCCATCTGATCCAGCAGTGCCAGCTTCTTACGAAGCCGCTGCATCAGGCTGTTCGGCGCGTTCATGATCTCATAGAACGGGTTCTGAAGGATCACACAGATCCTTTTGTCCATTCGGATCGTTTCCCGTTTTCCGCTCTCTTCGTTGTAGAGCTCGACGTCGATGGCCTTCGGATACCAGGCCTTGATCTTTCCGACTCTTGCCGACCTGATTTTATTGACATTCATCGTCGTATAGTTCACGTCAGCCGTGATCGGACAGACCGCGATATAGCCTTCATCCAGCATTGACATATACACGTCCTGCTTGAATTCCCTGGCCGACTGGTCGATGTTCGCCTCCAGTGTCAGCAGATCGTTGAGATCATCATCGACATCTTCCTGATACCGGTCATACTCGTCGAGAATAACGTGGCGGATGTCCACCTGGGCGGCGTCCACGGCGATCCGGTTGAGAATAGGCGCAATAATAGACCGCTCGCTTCCCATGCTGGGACGTCTGCGATCCGGTCTGAAATAGCTGGTGCCGCCGTAGAGAAACGTATTCTGCGGTGGCGTGGGGTCTTTGTTTCGAAAGGCGTTCCAAGCCTTTTGAATACGTTCACCCAATGTGGGCAATGGAATCACCTTCTTACATTATTGTTTCTGGTGCAATGTCTGTTCCTTCTTTTGATTTAACGGCCTCTGTATACCCATTCGCCTGTCACGGGGTCGAAGTCGTATTGAAGGGCGCCCTGAATCTGCGCTTTCTCCTGTTTGCTAAATACGTTACCTGTCTTGGAAAGAAGATCGGAGACTTTGGCTTTTGCGTCGGCCAGCTTTTTGGCGGCTTTCTGTTTGGTGCCCTCGCTCTTTCCGTTCAGGGACTGTAAATAGGCGTGCTGAGCGTCTGCGTATTCACCCATCGCTCCGTCAAGGCCCATGAGGGCGTTCTGCGTAGCGGCACTCAGATTCTGACTGGCGGTTTTGCCGGTGACCTTTTTGTCAATAACATTGTTGATGGTGTCATACGCGTCACCGACGATATTCTCAAAGGCAAGATCTGCGTCAACAAGGGCGCTGCTGATAGAAACTCCTGCTTTTCCGGCAGCACTGGCAGCTGCTTTTCCGGCAGCGGTGGCGCCTTCCCGTACAGCATTCAGAGAGGCCCCGCCATACTTCTTAATAGTATTGGCAGCCCGGCCGATACCGCTGTTTTCATACTCGCTCTTTCCCTGTCTGCGCAGACGGGCGGCCTCAACAGCGAGAGCGTTACCGGCGTCACGATCTTTCTTGCCTACTCTATTGGCTTTCCTCTCAAGACTTCTTGCCTGAACGCGCTCTGTCAGACCGGCATCATGATCGTCAAGCCACTGGGCAGCTTTTTTAGCGCCTTTACCGAGCCTCCGCCCGGCATTGTACATCTTTACTTCTGCCTGAGAATACGCATAGGCATGTTTACCGGGTCCCCAGTAATTGTCAAACCGCTGAATATATTTGTGATTCTTTCGATTTGACGCATAGTTTTTAATCCGATCGCCAAATGCGTGGGCAATGTACGGCTGACCGTTCTCATCTATTAGAACGATATAGTCATTATCATACATAGTGATTCCTCCATGCTTTACTCGAACATATCCTTATTCGCCTTATAGGCGACATAAGCGTCCAGAAGAGCAGATACGTTATCGATCTTCTCCTCACGGCGCTTTTTCAACAGTTTTCTGTTTCCGTTTGTGTCCTCCTGAGCGATGCAGTGTCTCATACAGTAGTTCATGAGTTCTTCGTCAAAGAAGAGTTCTCTTCGCTCTGCAAGAATCTTCAGTTCGCCAAGGGGAACGGTTTCCGTCTTTGCACCCTGCGGTACCTTCTCTATTCCGTATGGGCCATTGTCAATCTCCCAGCGGTTAATGAATACTGGCGCGTTATAAGGGTCGTAACCAAGGCACAGGACGTTGTATTTTTTATCGTCAATGAATTGGTAAACATCCTCATAGACATCGCCGATATCCAGTATCGTGGAATCCATGATCACCAGGCTACCTTCCCGGATGAACTTGTCGTATTCGATCTTCGTGGCCCTCGGGAGTTTATTGAACGTATAGGATGTGATATAGCTTCTTGCCTTCACGCCGAATCCTCTCCCTGGCAGAGGAAACAGGAACGTGAATGCACAGAAGTCGTCTCCCTGAGAGAGGTCCATGCCCATCGCACAGGTCATGCCGTCAAAGTACTGCCTGTGATGCGGCTTGGTCTCTTCATAGGTAAAGAAGTAAGTGTAGCCCTCCATCGGGATCCCGAAGCGTTTCGCCAGAATATCGTTTCGGTTCGACGGGGACTTTTCGGCGCGTTCCAACTCGTTCTTATAAGTCTCGTAGCTGACTGTCGCGCCGAGGTTCGGATTTGCCTTGACCCACATGGATGGATTGTTGAGCTCCTTGAGGTCGTCAAGGCGGTACCACCAGATGGACACATGCGGGTTTACATATTCGCCCTTCAGAATGTCCATTAGTTCCATTTTGATTGTGTCGCCGGGACCGGAACGCACCGTACCCTCGGAGCTTGTCGCCACGATCAGCCAGTCGTCGACCTTGGCAGCGCCCTGCTCGAGAGCGCCAACGACGTCTTCACGTACGTCTCCTGAGAGCCATTCGTCGACGGTTGCGTACTTGCATCTGGCGCCCTGCAGCTTGTCGATACGCATGGGGCGCGTTTCAAGAATGGAACTGGTAATGAAGTTTTCGATTCCCTTTTTGGTGGCGGCGATTTTCACTCTGTCCGCTTTGTTGCCTGTCGTGTTGTTGATTGATCCCTCCGTCATGAACTTAAAGATCGGTCCTCTTGCCCTGGAGATGGCGACTTTCAGCGGCAGAAGCGTTTCCTCAGCCTGTCGGATCGTCGGTGCTGTGATGATCTGGTCGGTGGCATCTTCGTCCATCACCAGACCGTAGGCCTGCACGCATTCTGCGTATACAGATTTTGCAGCGCCTCGTCCTACGATCAGGTACTGCTTGTTGCGGAGTCTCTTTCGGATCTTGCGGATCTCAAAGTGTCCTCCAGGCCCATACTGGTTGGGCACCCAGACGCTCCGGTTAATGAAGTAAAACCAGGAGTAAATATCTTCCGCCCATAGCTTGAAGGAATCCAGCAGGGTGAGATTTCCGCCGTCTGTAAGCGTGAGTTCCGATTCACAGAAGTTGATGAATCCGTCCATCACCAGATCGTCATAGTAGAAGTGCGGATCGAGGATCAGTCCGTCTATGAGCTGCATCTGCATCGCAACTTCACGGTTGACGGGAATCTCTCTTCTCAGTACGGCATCTCGAAACATGCCGTAGTATTTGGGTACAGCCGTGTTCGATAATGCCATACAAATTTAACCTCACTTAATCTTCATCTTCGTCTTTATTTTTGTTGCTCTTATCGTTCTTGTCGTTCTTGTCGTTCGACTGACTGCCGCTCCAGTCAAGCTTCTTGAGCTTTCTCTTCTTTAGCTCATCAGCCGTGATTGCGCCGCTTCTCATCTGTCGGTCAAGAAGCTCGTTGTAAATCAGGGAGGTATTGTTGTAGATCTTGACACTGGTGTCCAGTGCTTTCGACACGCTCTCAACCGTACTCACAACTTCCTTGGCTCTGGCGTTAAACCGTTTGTACTCGTCGAACCTGATATCTGCGACCTTCCGATCCCATTCGATCTGCTTGATGAGCTCGTCAACTTCTTCGCGGCTGAGTTCGTCCCGGTGCTTGTAGAGATCCTTCGGATGCGCTCTCAGCTGCCGTTTCAGCCTTTCCTTGCGTTCCTCTTCAGATCTCGCCTTGGCCTCCGCGGATTCTTTCCGGACCTTGGCTCTCGCCTTCGCCAGTTCCTTTTCGCGCTGGGCTTTCTTCTGTGCCCTCTGCGCTTTGTAGTTGGCGACGGCTTTCTTGAGCTGGTCGGAGGTACTGCTGGAACTTCCGCCGGACTTGCTTTTTGAACCTTTTCCGATTCCTCGACGTTTTCTTCCGAGGGCAGTCAGCGATCCGTCCGTGTTCTGGTATCGTCTGATGCCCCATTTCTGGCCTATTACGCCGTGATGGGCCAGATAAGTTTCATCTTGATAGTTCATGGTTTGTGGCCCTCACTTCTTATCTGAAATAGAAAGAGAATCCGGAAGCCGCATTGAAGCCTCCGGATTCTCCCTTATGATCTCAATCGGTCATGCCGGCAGCCCGGATCATCTTGATGTACTTCCTGAGCTCCTGACGCTCATAGTCGGATTCGCTCGTGTCCATCATATGCTCCAGCTGCTCGATTGCTCTGTCGCTGACGCTGTGTCTGCTGTACCCGTGTCCGCGCATGCCCATGTCTCCGCCGTAGTAATACGGGTCGCAGTAAGACTGGTTCATATGCTGCGTCGGATAGCCAGGAAGTCCGGACTGACCGTTCATCATCTGATTCTGGCCGTTGGACTGATACCAACCTCCGTTGTCGTGCATCGGCTTTCCGTAGGAGCCGTTGCCGGTCATAGCGTTGCCGGACATGCCGTTATCATATGATCCGCCGGTTCTGGTGTTCCAGGCATAGCTTCCGTGGCGGCGATATGAAGACCTTTCGGAATACATTTCGTCAGTATCCTTATAGTCTCCGGCTTCGCAGTCTTCAATTTCCATGCAGAGCTTTTCACGGGCCATAAGTCCGTCGACAAGAGCCCTTGTTTCCTGGGGAGTGAGGTCCTGCTTCTTTGAGAGCTCCTCAATGCATTTTTCAACGGTGCTCTTCAGCTTTTTCAGGGATTCAACTTCCATTTTGAATTCCTCCTCACTGTGGCGGCCTGGCGATGACCAGGTTCGCGTTCTGCACCAGGATCGGGATCTCACTGGTGTTGCGAATAGCGAAGCTCTCGCAGCATCCGAGCCAGATCGGGACATTGGTTGCCCTAGACACGTTAAAGAACTGCTCGACTGCCGCGGGAGTTACAATCATGGTTGTTCCCGCCAGAGTAGAGCCTTCCAGTTCGAAGGCGACGCTGATCGGTCCCACGGTCTCACCGGTCGGGACGGCAATGTTGGCGCCGAAGTCAACCATATAGTTGATGGACGGATAGCCCATGCAGTGGCAGCGCCTTATGAAAGTATTGTTGCAGTTGCCGCGAATCAGAAACAGTCCGCTGTCGTCACGGTGCAGAATCAGCCCGCGGTAGCAGCGAGCCGGATTTTCGGTGAAGAGAATGGCCTCACCGGGGTTGACCGTCTGTACGGCAACACTGGTCCATTCAGCCATTTCGGCACCTCCTTACTGACCGCAGCCGCAACCGAAGTTCTGAGAGCAGCAGTTCAGGTTTTGGGAGCAGCAGTTCGGATTCTGGACAACATAGGCCGGCATCGGAACCGGGCGCAGATACTGCTCAAGAGCCGCAGTCTGGGCAGCCTGAGAAGCCAGGATCTGAGCTGTCTGGTCATTCTGGGACGCACGGCGGTTCGCCTCGTTGAGCTGGGCCTGGAGCTCTGCGATCTGAGCGTTCTTGGCATCAAGCTCGAGTGCGCAGATCTTATTCATCACGCCGTCGACCTTCGCTCCGATAGAATCCACGAGTCTCTGCGTGTTCACGTTGCCCGCCATCATCAGATCACGGAAACCTTCGTTCATGGCGGTGCGGTCAGCGCAGTTTTCGGTTGCAACCGTATACTTTAGGTCCGCAAGACCGGCACGGTTCTCGCAACAGCAGTTCTGGAGGTTCATGGCAAGCCCGTTCATGCTGGTGTTGATGCCGTTGAAAGCGTTCATGATGGCAGACTGGTCGAATCCGCGCTGAACTTCGTTGCCGGTATTCTGCTGGCCCATCATCCAGGGCATCATGCCGCCTCCGCCGAACCCGAAGCCATTGCCCCATCCGTTGTTCGCGAACAGAAGCAGAATGATCAGCCACCAGGCACCGTTTCCGCCAAAGCCGAACCCGTCATTCATTCCGCCGCCATACATAGGCGATACCGGCATAACTGTCTGCGTGCCGTTTCCAGTTTCAGAATAAGACATTTTTCTTATTTGTCCTTTCTATGTAATAGATTTACGCTGTTCGGTACCCTTCCGGTCTCTGCCTATCTTCGAAGTTTCAGCAGTTCCGTCGGGATCCATTCCTGCGTATAGGAATTTTTCTGAACTGTCAGGTTAGCTGCTCATGACAGTCTGAATACAAAAGAAATAAAAAGCCCCTTACTGCAGAGGCATAAAGGCATGCAGTAAGGGGCTCCACGATAAGAAGTGGGCATATGAAAATATCGACGGTTGTAAAGCGAGAAACTGACCCGTCGTACAGTTTATGTAATGGCCCTTTAAGTTATATCCGCGGACCTTCTTTCAGGCACCATTCCTTTACGGTTCAAAGCTTGATGAGCATTCGCCCACCCCATCTTATAATCATCAGATTTATTTGCGTCAAATGGTTCACCTTTTAGTCTGGCAGCATATCCTGACAGATATTCATCCGATAATCCAAAGTCAATCATATTACTTATCAATCTCCGTTAATAAATTGTATATCCCCTTTAAGTGACATATAAAATTAGTAATCCTCGGGATAAGTCTCCTCGGTAGGTTCTTCCGGCGTGGTTTCATCCGTCGGCTCTTCGGGAGTCGGCTCCTCTTCCGGCACGTATTCCGGTTCCGGAGCAGGCTGAGGCGCATGATAGATATATTCCTTATAACCCTCCGCCGCGTCAAGCTGCTCGTCTGCAATCATGACATATGCAGACAGAACATCGGGTGCGTTCCAAAGGGTCTGGCAGAGGCCGTGAAAATTGACTTTTGCTGCCGAGAGGTCTGTAAAGCCCTCTGCGTGAATGGAATAAGAGCCGTTTACTACCTTAATAATCGCATATTTCATTTATAGGTCCTCCTTATGAATTAAGCTGATTGAGAGCGTCCGCAAGAGACAGCTTCGTAGCATTCGTCCCCGGCGTGATGGTCGCTCCCGCCGCAATCTGAGACGTCGCCAGATAAAGCGTGTTTCCGATCATGAAGAATGTGCCGGCTGCAATTGCGTTATCTGCCGTCATGTCGTCTTCTGTCGGTTTCGTAAGCTGCTGAATATAAAGCTTGGTATCCACCGGGTATTCGACTGTAATGTCTCCCGCATCGGACCAGATGTTGTTGGTGCCGTAGAGCGTGGTCAGGATGGCGGAGATTTCAGATTCGGTGAGCTGGTAGGTGATGGGAGTGGCGAGGGGATAAACAAACTGGAATGGGCCTTCTGCGGTGAACATTTCCTCCACACTATTATATTCGCCAGCAGTGTTAAATCGTATATTTCCACCCGGATTTAGGAAACAAATTGCTCGGTTAGCGGATAATTCAGACTTGTACTTATTGGAAAGTATGGTAGCTTCAGCCACTGTTGTTATCTTAATTCTGGGGGACGCTGAAGCTATCAAATAGTAAGAAGAGCTTGCATTCCTTATGATATTTGTTGCTGAATCAACATCATCAATGCTCCTATCCACCACCAGCGTCCCTGTCCTGTCCGGGTTGATGGTGAGCGTACCGCCATAGACTGTGCCTGCGGAGGAGGGGAAGGTGACGGAGAGTTGGTTGGACTGATAGGGTTCGTAGGTTGCGTCTGTGTCGGAGGCAAGACGAAGCATGGGCTTGATGACTGTATCCGTATGTGTAGTTCCAGCCGCAATCTGATAATAAATGCGAAATCCTGCCATTTCAGACGTAACTTCAAACGCTTTTGAGCCTGTATTGTTGCCAAACGTTCCGAAGTGGAAATATGTTCCATCGTCTCTGAACGCTTGCAAATAGATCACATCAGTGCCTGTTATCCCATCACAAGTAAGCGTTATGGTTTTCCCAACAAGTCCATAAGTTGGCATTGCGCTGTTTGCACCAGCATCAAATGTTAAATTAAGAAACACTGTCTGTGTTGCGGTTCCGTTTAATATGAAACTACAGTCACTGCTGTCATATGTAAACCTTATGCCGCCTTGTTCATTCGTACCGCCATGTACAAATGCTCTGCTTTTTGTTACATCCAGTAGATTCTTCCCCGTCCTCTGAATCTCCGCCCCCGTCCATCCGCTGATGGGGCAGATGTTGGAGTAGGGGGCAAACGTGGTCTTGATGCTTCCTTCCTCAACCTGAAACTTAACGACAAGCCCATTGGTGTTTGTCCCTGAACTGACTACAATCTGCGGAGAAAACCAGCACGGAACATCAATTGTAAATGTAGACCCTGTCCCAAGGTCTTGTGTGATTGTTTTAATATAAGTTCCGTCTGTTTGCCATATTGTCCCATATACCCGGACATTATCGGATAGCGTTCCGCTAAGTGTATATGTTCCAGCTGGCAGAAGTGTCATGTATTGAGTATCAAACCCGTAGTTATGGGCGAAATATGTTGCATCTGTCGCTGTTCCGCTTAGAGAAATTGTGCCATCTGAGTTTGTGGTAAATGTCACGCCGTTATTTGTTCTGCCAGGATATTTTACTAAAACCTTATTCTTCCCGCCCCCACCAGGCCACGGAGCATCATACCCATGCAGATCCTGCTGAGGTTCGATATTCACAGTTAGGCTCTTAACAGGCAGATTATCAGCGCCATCAGAGAAAGACACAATTGAACCGGAAGCAGTTTCGGTTATGACGTCTGCTTTGGTTCCGGCAGATTTCTCTATCATTTTGGCGGCGACTTCAGTTGTAGCGAATCCACCTGACTTGTACTTGAACTCGGCAATGTCGCCGGTGTTGGCCCAAATATAGTTGGTACCGCGGATAGTTGAGAGAATACAGGAGACTTCGGATTCGGTCAGGGTGTAGGTGATGGGGGCGGCGAGAGAGTACATAATCTGCAATGGATTATTGCTCAGGTAATCGTTAAATTCCTGTGCGGTCGAATATGTATCATCATAAACAACAAACCTCACGCCATTTAACGCTTGTATACATATAGTCTTTGGGTAAAGCTTTGCCGGATCAGTACCACCGACAATCGTGCCAATCGGGTAGACATTACTGTTGAGATTTGTGATAGACATCTTTCCATCTGTTGCAGAACCGTCAATGTACAACACTCCGTTTGATGCCATGCTCCATCCACCGGAATATGCATTTAATTTTCTATTCACCACCAGCGTCCCAGTCCTATCCGGATTAATGGTGAGCGTACCGCCGTAGACTGTGCCAGCGGAGGCGGGGAAGGTGACTGAGATTTGGGAGCCGGTGTAAGGTTCGTAGTCGGTGGCTGTTGCAGGGTAGTTGAGTGATGCAGTATCAAGGTTTTCGGAGTAAATTCCAAGTCTACAATAATACCCGTTGCTTGGTGTGGTTATCACGCCAGACGTCTCTCTCGTTGTAGAGCCAGCATTTACAGCAGCAACATAGTTCTTATCTCGGTCAAAGAAACACACACCTCTGCCATCTATTGACGGTATCAGATTCGCAACATAATACTGAGTATTCGGCTTAATGGATATCCAATCGCTAACGCTTCGCCCAGTGCCAGCAACAACATTGCCGTATCTGTCCATTTGCCCAGAAACAACCGTTGTCTTATCGAAGAGGTTCACGCCAGTCCTCATCACTTCCGCCCCCGTCCATCCACTGATGGGGCAGATGTTAGAGTAGGGGGCGTAAGCGGTTGCAGTTGAGCCAGATTCAATCTGCCATTTAAAATCTTTCGGATTATTTGTATTAATATCATTGGTTGATCTATACGCAACCGTGTAATGCCCGTCAGTAACAGTAATTGTTATAGGCGTGGATTGTGAAACACCATTTGAACCACTTGATGCACCGGAGCTTACAGCCCCAGCTAAAAAGTACACATTCGTAACTCCACCAACAATGGGGAAGTCTGGCGTGCTCATTGTATATGTACCATTCTGTACTTCATAATGAATATATAAAATGGTTTGAGATGCTGATGCAGGGAAGACAGAACTATCAAATAGATTCTTCCAACCCCCCGCAGGCCATGGATTATCGTATCCATGCAGATCCTGCTGAGGTTCAATATTCACAACCAGCTTTTCGACAGGAGCTACGTATTCAGCATTAACTTCAACAATTGATCCGGATGCTGTATCGCGTTCGATGAGACTGGTAAGATTGTCAAGCGCGGTGTCGGTTTCTGTGATTTGATCATTTAACTTATCTGTAATTTGGTCGAGCTTGCCTTTAAAATAGGCAAGACCCTTTTCATCTAAATATGCCATGAATCAGATCCTCCTTTAGAACAGACTGTCAATCTGAGCATTCGTGATTGCCGTGCCGAGTTTAACCCATACGCTTCCATCCCACACATACTGCTCAGATCCCACTGTATAGAGATCTCCGGTCGTGTTGCCGCTTGATGGGAGGCTGCTCACATCCGCAACACTACCTTTATAGGAATAGCCGGGTGTTATATTCTCGACTTCTCTTTTTAATCCTTTAAGCAAAGCATAAGTTTGAATATCCATCTCTGCTCCTCCTATTTAAGCAAATAATGTGTCGATCTGCGCATTTGTAATTACATTGTTCAACGCCGTTTCAAATTCTGGATAAGACGGCACTCTGATCTGATCGGCAGTCGTATATACCCAGATTTTGCAGCTTGGATCTGATGGCGGCGTAATCTGAAGCATAATCATGTTGCCAACGGCGGCTGCGTTGTATGTTCCTCCGCTGGCCCAGTCAGACCCGTTCCAGTAATACCAGTTCCCGCTTGTCATCCCGCTTTCGGGATTTGTCCGCACATAGACGTAGATTTTTGTATGGTCCGTCATGCCTGCTTTTGAACTTGCCACAAGCGGGGCTCCGACAAACGCTTCAACCTGAGTCTGAGTATTGAGTATTTCAGAAATGGTTTCTGTAAGAGCGTTATAGTATTCGCTGGAGACAACGTCGTCGTCGCTGATAACCGAAGGCTCTACGATCAGTTTCCATGTGAATGTCGTCAGCTTAGTGCCCGTTCCTTCGTAGAAGCTGAGTTCGCACGGCACCGTTCCGGCCGTCGTCAGCATCTGACCGACGAGTACGAGGTCTACTGCCGTTCTGTTGGTTCCGTCGACAAACGAGATTGCCGGAGAGCCGCTTTCTGTCGTGTCGTAGAAACCGCCGATGAGATCTGGCTTTTTGTAGCGGATGACAGTGCTCACACCGGTCGGCACAGTCCATGGTTCTCCGTTGTTCAGAAGACGCGCTCGAAGAATTCGTCCGGAACTGTCATATTGTTTTGCATGAACGATGTTTACATTAGGAGAAGACATGTCCAGATTGATTGTGGTAATCGCAGATAGTGACATATGGTCCGGACTCCTTTCTCATATTCTATCTTTTGTTTCTTCCGGTGATCTGATCCGCGATGGCGCTGAGCTGCTGGAACTGCTGCATGCTCATTTCGCCATTTTGAATTTTCTGCCGGACGATCTGCTCCGGGGTCATCCCTGTCGGGGCGATCTGTTTTGCGAGATTCTGCAGGGCGCTCTGAAGATTCATTCCTCCGCCCTGATTGTTCTGAAAAGACTGAAACAGTGGATTCATACCTGACACCTCACTTCAGCAGATCCGCGAGCTTTTCCGTCATCATGTTGACAGCCTGCGTGAGTTTGTCGAACTCATCGCGTGAGACGCCATTCTCCTGTGGCATGGGCTGTGCGGGCTGTGGCGGCTGTGCTTGAGGCGTCGGCTGCGTCTGCTGCGGAACCTGACCCGTCTGCTGGTTCATCTGCGGCATGACCTGATCCTCGAAAGTGTAGCTCAGCCTTCTGATCGGCTGCATGACACCGTTCATATCAGTCTCCCGGATGTAGAACATGTTCTTGTTCTTATCGCCGAAGAGCTGCTGCCAGCCTCTCCCGGTCGGATAGCTCCGGATCTCATCCTCGTTGTTCACCCAGATGATGTTGCTCTGCGGTGTGAAGCTCTGAGGGCTCGGCTGCATGCTCGGAATCTGTACCGTGTTCTGAATACCTGATCCGCCTGTCACGGTCGGCCCATAGGAAGGCGGTCCGTATGACGGCACCACAGACGGCGCATACCCGTAATTTCCATAAGGATTAAATCCACCGAATAATCCTGCCATTTTGATTTATTCTCCTTTCATCCAATAATAGATTGGTAGTTCATTTCCTGAATCCCATGTGTCGTAATAGTCCCCGTCCACTGCTGTTACGACGTGCTGATCCAGGGCCAGTAAATACTTCCCTTCAGGATGGTCCCTGCAGAAGTCTTTCACGGTATAGAATCCGAGTCTGTTATCCGGAATAAATCTTCTGACATAGCCCTTCCTGAACAGATACGCGCCCCAGGTAGCATTCCCTGACGGCATATCTTTTCGCAGGAATCCTTCAAAACTTGTTCCTGCATAAACAGAATCCCAATCCTGATCTGTCAGTTTGCAGATGGCCCTGATCGTGCAATCCCCTACAAACCTTCCAGCAGGATTGGGATTAAAAAATTTGAAAGGCATTTTTGATTCATCGCCTTCTTACTGTACGGCTCTCATGACGCAGAGAGTTCAGTATCCGAACCTCGAGACTTCCTTGAGCGTCCACTCCAGCATATCGATTTGCTCTTTGTAGACGTTTACGATCGTCGCGTTCGCCGGAGGATCGAACAGCAGCTTCGTCTTCAGAAAGATGTACTGCTTGATCTCCTCCTGGTAGCCGTCATCCATGAAATCCGTCCAGACTTCCTCTTCTCCGGTCACCTTGAACGGCGTTTCAGGACCGACGCCCAGCTGACAGAGGCGAGAGAATGCAGCGTTAATCCCGATGATCAGATCCGTGTCGAAGTAGCTGTAATCCTCCGCCGGCCCGATCAGTTTTCTGATAGTTCTAAGTATGGATTCATTTTCCTCCATTGTCTTCGCCTCCTTTTAGATTCGTTATGCTTAATAACCTCATCCTGATACGTAAGCCATAATTTTTGAAATTGATCGGTCGTGTTTTCCCCAGTGGTCAATCTCTGTCACTTGAGTTTGTCCATATTCTTTAAGAATATCATTAAAGTATTGTTCGCGCGCATCGTCATAATCTCGCAGCGCTTTTATCGTCTGTTCCTGTTTCTTCTGTAAATCAGGGCGATCTTTTATATACGCAAACCATGCGTCCTGACTATCTTCATATTTACTGTACTTCTTCTTATTTGATTCGCCAGACAGGAAGAAACGCTCATACTCATTGCTGAGCGCAGCATTAGCTTCATCAAAAGCCTTCTTTTTAATTTGCAATTCAGAATTGCCTTTAACCAATGCCCTTGCACGTTTTACAGTTTCAGCTCTGGCTCGTCTGGATTTACGATTGCTTCGATCATTATCTACATCCGAGTATCCTTTTATAACGTCATTAGCGTATCTTTTTCTTCCAGCTTCAGTAAGAGTTCCATCAGGATTCTGATACCGTCTAACGCCCCACTTCTGGCCGAGGATACCGTGATGGGCCAAATAGTCTTCTGCCATATTTTTCCTTCCCTTCTCCCACGGGGGGGGGTAGTAATTTCATGTAAGTCAGTCGATCGTTCTCCGCTTAGACCAGCCTTCATTGGCTTTACCTGTAACGTTTCTTCTGCGTCCTGTCAGACCGTGATTCGATACAGTCCAGTTCTGCTGCCGTTTCATTTGTCGTCTGGCCTGGCGTCTTCTGAGATAGTTTTCAAACTGTTCTCTCGTGTAGAAGTAGATTGCCTTCGGACCGTTCAGAATTTTCTGAAAGTACTTATGCCCTCCGAAAGCATGGGCGATATACGGCTGACCGTCCTCGTCAACCGTTATGATGTAATCGTTATCCATTTTAGTTCTCCTTTATTCTTTCCACGGGCATGTGTCGTTAGGTCTTCTGACGACCGGCTCTAATTCAAGGATCATACTTTCATCACCGTAATGAATTGCCTGATGAGTCCTGTGACGACACGAGATTACGTACTCAGGATTCATCAGGTATTCTGTTTGATCGACGATGTCTTTTATCGTGATCGGATTCATATGGTGAATATAGATTTGCTCTCCTGGAGCAAACTCATGATCTGGATCAGCCAGATCGCAGCCCTGATCACGCAAGATGATCTGTCGACGGAACTCTCGCCATTCTCTTGAACGGTAGAAGTGCTGATTCAGGTATCTCTCCCAACCGAACGTTTCTTCGCCGACTCCGCCACCAAGCTTTAAATATCTATAGCGTTCAAGATACGTCGGGATCTGGATTAATTCAGAGTACGTACGGATCAACTGGATCATCCTTTGTTCTTGTCTTATAGCCACCGAGAGCCGAAAGAACTTCTGAGAGTAATGCGGCACGATCTTTCTCGGATTCGATGGCCGATGTCTTCGCACGAAGCAAAGCGTTCTCTTCTTTTAGCTTCGCGATCTCTTCCCTCTGCTTCTGAGAGCCAGCTTTTGCCCAATAGACAAGCTCAGCTCCTGTAGCAGTGCCGTTTAAAATTCGCTCTTCCATTGACTGGTAAGCGATTGCGATCATATGGTTTTCCCATTCTTCTGGAGAGAGGAACGCTGTCGGCTGCGTAGCCTCTCTCTGAGTTTGTGTAGACTTTTTTGCAGCCAAGCTGTAGTTCATCTCCTTTTATGTCCACTTTGTTGTGAGTGTTTATAGCTTTTAGGTGGGTATGATGGTGGTTTGTGGAGGGGAAGAACTCGTGAAAGGAGAACCCAAACTTAGGAGGTTTGGCCGGTGATGGAAAGACGCCGGTACTTTGGAACTAATCATACCCACTTAAAAAATATAAACGTAAAATATAAACTAACCCTCCGGGGGAAAATTTGAG